CAGCTCACAGGCGAGCCGACTGCGGGCATGCTGGCCGCCCACGTTGCCCCAATCTTGCCCGCGCGCCTGATGAAGACCGTGTCGGCCTACACCGAGCCGACAAAGGCCGTCGCCGGTTCGCCGGAGGCGCAGCGTCAGGCCGACATTCAATTCACCAATTTTGCGGAGAGCCCCGAAGCGGCCCGCGCGAACTTGGCGTTCCAGCCCAAGACTTTCGTGGAGGGCGCCCCGTTCTCGACCGGAGAAATAGCTGGCGACCGCGGCCTGCTGCAGGCGCAGGGCGTGTTCGCCGACACGTCGCCCCAGTTCGCCACCGACTTGAAGAGGCAGCAGGGAGAGCGCAACGCCGCCCACGTCGGAGCCCTGCAAGAAATTGCGCCGCAGAACGCTAACCAAATGGCCCCGACTGAAGTCCTGACGCGCCGCGCCAACGACATCCAGTCCGCGCACGAGGCAAATGTCAGGGACTTGACGGATCAGGCCCGCATGGAGGCGGCCAATATCCCGGCGGGCGCGACGCCCGAGGACATCGGTCAGCGCCTGCGCGATCGGATCCTCGCGTCCGAGGCGGAGGCCGACCGAAACACCAGCGACCTCTACGGCATCGCTGGCCAGAATGGCCTGACGGTCGTCGGCAAGCCGGTCGCCGATCTCGCCAACAGCATCACGTCCCGCATTGAAAACTCAAAGAACCAGAAGCCCCTGTCCGGCGAGGAGAAAGACATCTTCGCCAAGGCGGCGCAGACTGGCGACATCGAAAACTTTTCCGACCTACACGACTTGGAAAAACGCATCACCAACGAGGTCAGCCGAAACAAGCGTTCGCCCGAGGGCGACCCCGCAACAATTTCGCGCCTCTCGCAGTTGAAGACGTCCATCCGCGACGTGATGAATAACTCGGCCGACCATCAGGCGGCCTATGAGCAGTCCCTCGTCGACCAAGGGCAGATGCAGCCGCAGGACACGATGGCGTCCCGCCTGCAGCGGGAGGCCGACGCCTTCATGGCGCGTAAGTACGGGACGCAGGCCCCACCACCTGCCCCCACTGCTCCGCAGGCACCCACGATGACGCCAGAGGTTGCAGCGCAGTATGCGGCGGCGAAGGCGGCCCACGCGACGCAGATGCAGACCTACGGGCAGGGTCCGGTCGCGCGCATCTTGGAGAACTTGGGCTTCAGCAACCAGTTCAAAATGCCCGCGTCTGGCATCCCGAAGGTGGCATTCTCGGCGGGCGACGCTGGCTACACCAACGCGCAGGCCTTCCTGCGCGCGGCGAATGGCGACCCGGCGGCAGTCTCGGCCCTTGAGGACGCCGCCACGATGCGCCTGCGCGAGCGCATGGGACGGTCAGACACCCTGACGCCCGGCGTCTTGAACGCTTGGCGCAACCAGCACGCCAACGCCCTGCGCGCCATTGATGAAGTGTCGCCGGGCTTCTCGTCCCGCTTCGACAATGCGGCGGCGGCGACGGCGGCGCTCGAAGACGTCCAAAGCTCCGGCAACAGGCGCATCTCTCAGGCCCTGCAGGGGCCGGCCCAGAAGTTCCTCGGGATCACCTCCCCGGACGAAGTCGCGCCCCGGGTCGGATCCCTAATCAACTCCGGCCCCACGGGCATCAATCAGGTTCTCGACGCGGCGGGCCGTGACCCGCAGGTGCTCAACGGCCTGCGCGCTGCGGGCGTCGACTATATGCAGCGCGCCTTCTCCAACGCTGGCATCGAGGGCGGCGAGAACATCATGTCCGGCCCCAAACTGACTAAGTTCTTGGACAAGAACACGGACGCCCTGACGGCCCTCTACGGCGCCGACGGCGTCAACACAATGCGCCAACTGGCGGCGAACTTTGAGCGCGCTCAGGACGCTTTTTCGAGCCAGAAGACCGTGGGATCCCCCACGTTCACGAAGCAGAAATTCGCCGAGCAGCTCCGGCCCGAGGGCCAGAAGGCCCCGGTGGGGACCGACCTCCTCATCTGGTACGAGTTCCTGCGCAACGCCTTGGCGGGCGAGCCTGTCTCTGCGGGCACGGCGGCGGGCACGGCGGGCGCAAAGTCTCTCTTCAACGCTGCCCGCGAGCGTGGCGTCAACAACATCAACGACCTGCTGCACGAGGGTCTCCTGAACCCCGAGGTCGGTCAGGCCATGCTACAGCGCGGCATCGACGCCAAGGGGCGCATCAATCAGGACGCCGTGCGCAACCTCGTGAAGTCCCTCGCCGTCAAGCAGCAGGCCCTCACTGGCTCGATTGCTGGGCAGAAGCAACAGCAGGAGCGTCTGGCGCCCGAGGAACGCTCTGGGGGCCGCATAGGCCGCGCCACTGGCGGCCCGGTGAACCTCATGGCATTGTCCAAGTCAGCCAAAAAGCGCGTCACGCAGAGCACCAAAGACCTCCTGAACGAGGACGACAGCACTGTCACTCGGGCTCTGGAAGTCGCCAGCCAACACATTTGAGGGTCCACCGATGACTAGCGCCTACACCACCAACAAGGCCATTGAGAAGCCCGCCTACAACGACTACTCGACGAATGCGACTGGGTGGTCCGGGCCAATCAACACCGACTGGGACATCATCGACCGCGCGCTAGGCGGCGCGCAGGTGCTCAATCCCACGGGCGCATCCGGCACGGTCACGCTCACAACGTCCCAGTATCAGGCCCCCATCTTGGTCGTCGGCACATCTATCTCGGGCGTCGCGACCCTGACGGCCAATGTCACCTACTCAATCCCCTCTGGGGTCGGCGGTGTCTGGACCATCTTCAACAACACTACCGGCGCATTCACCGTGGCCATCGCCAGCGCGGGCGGCGGGTCATATGTCTACGTCCAGCAGGGCTACCTGACGCAGGTCTACTCCGACGGAACCAACGTCCGGCCCACCAATAACTCGCCAGTCGCCGCCGCTGGATCAGACCGGCAGGTGCAGTTCAACAACGCTGGCGTGTTGGGGGCCTCGTCCGGTCTCGTCTTCAATTCGCAGGGCAACCTCGGCGTCGGATCTTCACCGACCACAGACACCACCTATAAGTGGCTCAATATTATCGGCCCCAACAGCACGACTGGTGGCGCGGTATCGGTCCAAACAAGCGGGTCTGAGGTTTCGGGCACATTTTTCAATAACAACCTCGCCGTCTACATTGGGTCAAATACGGCCCACCCGCTACTCCTTCGCACAAATTCAGTTGAGGCGATGAGGATTGATACGTCCGGGAATGTGGGCATTGGGACGACTTATACATCTAGCACTAAGTTAAATGTAAACTCATCTGCAGTAATAAATTCTATCACTGCAGTCCTGTCTAATGGCGCCCATGACGCCTCTTGTTACATCGCGAGCGTCGGCTCCGCCGTCTACAATTTCGATTTTTTTGGGGCGTATAATGCTACGGGCGTGAAGTATCGCGTCGATGGGGCTGGCAATGTCTCCACCTACGGCGGCAACGTCGTCATGGGAGACGGCGACCTTTCTTGCCGCTACGTTACGGCGTCAAACCTCATTCACTCGACCTCCGGGGGCTTCCAGTTCCCCGACGGGACAGTTCAAACGACGGCGGCCGGAGCGTCGAGCGGCGGGACCGTGACCGCAGTCGGGACGGGCATCGGCCTCACCGGCGGCACGATCACGTCGAGCGGGACCATTTCCCTCGTCACCTCCGTTGGGGAAGTGGGGACGTATGCCCTTTTAACTTGGCTGGGATCTGGGTCACCACATGGGGCTTACGTATATCCGGGGGATCAAATTTCTGGAGCAAATTTATATTATTCTTCAACAAGTGTGGAGATTGGTGGTGGAAGCCCTAGCGGAACTTGGCAGTGTATGGGCTACGCTGACAACGGAAATAGCCCATCAGGGCTTCCAAATAATGCGACGCTCTTCATTCGAATTTCATAAGCCCCGAGAGGCTCGGAGCGCCCCTGTAGCACAGCGCCCGGTGCTCGGGGCAGTAGGGTGTACGTGCCGCCCGGTGCCCACAAAAAATGGCCCCGACGACTTCGTCGGAGCCAATGATGAAGCGGCACGAGAAAATCCGCAGCTCCATAATCGTCAGGCCCGGGAGCTGTTGAAGCTGCCCGGGATCCCCCTTGCATGATTGAGCGTCATCAGACATTATGTTCCAGCGCCTGTGTTATCGTCCCTTTGTCGCAGGCGTCCGTAACGCACAACTTGCTCGCCCAAGGCTCCCCGCCGAGGGCGAGATTTTTTTGGTGCCTCCTGATCGCGTGCAGGACGGTCGTGTGGTCGCGGCCGCCGACGAGCTTGCCGATCTGGTTCAGGGTGAACTTCAACTCGTTGCTCATGCGGTAAGACGCCTCCTGACGGGCGGCCACGAAGTTCTTCTTGCGGCACGCGCTCTGCACGGCCTGCACCGTCATCCCATACTTCTCCGCCACCTCGTTCAAAATTGTCCGCGCCGGAGTTGCAGGCATCTGGAACGGGGCGGGAACGGGCGCCGGGACAGGGGCAGGAACGGGCTCAGGTTCGGGGGCCGCCACTGGGTCAAGGTGAGTAACAAGCTTCAGCGTCGGTTTTTTGACTGGCGGGCTGTCAAGTCTCTGACGCACCGCGCGGTAGTGGGCGTGTAATTCTTCAAGCGTCTTCATTTGACTTCTCCAGTGCTTGGCGGGCGATGCCTGCCGCCCTATCGCCATCCCAAAAACCCAGAGACGCTATTTTCCGCAGCGCCGCCTCCAGCTTCTCGATGCGGGCTTCTAACTTAGCGGCATGTCCAGCACGGCGCATCGCTTCAAGAGTGTCTGGGCTGATAACCATATAACGATCATTCATCTTTCCCCTCCAGTGCTTTGCGGGCGATTACGATGCGTTCAGACAATATCTGCGCAATGTTGAGCACGTTGATCACAGAACTCTTTGACCATTCAATTTCATATCCTTCTGCTACCTTAACCAACGCTGCCTCCAACTGCTCAATGCGGTCGGCGGCTTCAATGCACTCATCTAATGGCTCTCGTGCGTCATACGCTGAGCAGTGTATTCCGCAACCAATCCTATATTCGCGCAGCCGCTTCACAAGGTCGTCAACCATCAGAACCCCCACCCTATGATGATGTTGACGACGATTAGGAGCATGAGAGCCCCCACTACCTTGAACTCAATTTCCATCACTTAACTCCCTTCAATGCTGCGTAGCCGTGGCGCGTGATCTGCGCGTGGACGCCCTCGTCTTCGATATGCTCAAGCGCGAGCGAGATGATGTATCCCATGTGCCGGTGGAAGTTGTCGATATAGTCGGCCGCCTCGATCCCGTCTGGATTGATCAGGATCTCCCGCTTCACGGGGTAGCGGGGGTCGACGTACGTCTCAATGCGGCGGAGCTTGGTCTGGATCGTTTTCATGTCCGATTTCCATATCAATGGTGGCGACATCCCCACACTGAAGCAAAGATGTCGCCATTTCATTAACGCGGGCACGCGGACGCCGTACCAAATTGAGACTACTTGAACTCTGTCTCGTCTTCCCACAGGTCTTGGCTCGGCGCCTCAAGGAGGTGGGCTTTCTCCTTCATGCCGTTGGTGATCACCTTGCGCATGCGGCGCTCGGGGAAGCCGAGGGCCTTCGATACGAGCGTGACGGCCTCGCTGACGCGGCCGGGGTTCACACTGTACATCGCTGCGATGTGGTGCTGCGGGACGCCGTTGATCAAGTAGGCGTGCGCCGCCTTGAGCTTCTCGTCGTGTGTGAGTTCACCTTTTCCAAATGACATCAATTCGTCTCCTGATTGTTCAACTCGCTGGTGAGGTGGTTGATGATATTCTGCTCGGCCAGCGTCACCCCCTCGCTGGCTGATTTCTGCGGCGCGAACTCGCCCGCGAAGGCGAGGTAGTTGACGCCGTCGATGTAGTGGTCCGGCTTGCCGGGCGAGCCCTTGATGCGGGCCAGCTTCACGCAGTGCAGGAACATGTTGGCCTGATACGACGTCATCGTCATGCCCGTGATCAACTCGAATATCTCACAGGCTCTGGCGGTGACGTCGTGAATGTTCCCGTACTGCTGGTCTCTGTCCCGGAGGATCTTGATCGCCTCCGTCAATATTTCTGCGTGGTCCATGTCAATCATTCCTTCTGAAGTTGACCTCACTCGCGTCGGCCAAGATCTTGATCTTGCCGACGTAGCGGTAATTCACGGCGGTCATGCCGCGAGAGTAGTAGGGATCGGGGCCAAAGGCGCCCCGGTCATTTTTGTAAAACTCCTCGACGATGGTGAACTCTGTGGTCTCCAGAGTGCGGCAGAAGTCGTTGAGACTTTTAGACGGGTGGTCGCAGATGATCTGGTGAATGGGATTATTCCGGGACGGCATGTTCATGGTTAAGAGGAACTTCACTGCATTCTCCAGTTGTGGTGGGGCGAGCCGGAGCCCGCCCCGTTTCAATTAGCCGAAGTCCTCCTCGTCCTCCGGCGCCACCGTCTTGGCCTTGGGAGGGGCCGCGCGCGTGGATCCGGTGGACGGGGGTGACTTAGACTGCGCCGGGCCGGAGGCCCAGTTAGGAACCTCTGGGGCGGCCTTGGGGCCACGCGCAGAGGCATCGTTCAAATCGCTGGGACGCTTTACCCAACCAGCGATCTTGAAGATGGGCTGATAGTTTGTTGACTTCTTCGTCCCCGACCCGCTCTCGATCGGGACGGTGTCTTCGAGCACCACGACGGGGAGCTTGCCGGGATTATCGGAGGCGCCCGCGAGGTAGTCGTTGTGCAGTGCGTCGATGCCCTTCATCATGGCCGCCGACGTGCCAGCAAGTTCGCGGCAGTCGCCGCCGCACTCGCCGCCAAGCTTTACCGCCATGCGGATGCCGCGCTTGTGGTTCTCGGACGGGCGGTCGCCCATCGAGCTGCCCAGCGGGACCATCTGGAAGTCGGGCGCCGACCCGGCGTTGAAGGAGATCCAGCCGACTTCGAGGTTTTCGAAGTCAAAGACGCCCTTGAAGTTGCGCGTGATGTCGATCTGGTTCGAGACGCCGTCCTCGCGGTCGACGCGGAAGATGCGGCCCGCGCGGGCGTCAAACTTCACGATCGGTAGGAAGTTGCCGCCCTCGCCGGAGCCGCCGATAGAAAAACCAAGTGCCATTTTACTTCTCCATTGCGCGCCTGTCTGGCCAGACGCTCGCCTTCGCCCACTTGGGCAGAACTGGTTGGGCGGGTGGGGGCAGATCCCACGTCCCCGGATGACCCGGCGTTTTCTCTAAACTACCGCCCAGACGACTACAGGCCCCACACGTCGAACGCGGCCTTGCGGGCCAAGGGGTCTGCAAAATAAAAGCTGTCAACTTCGGGGACGACGATCGACGCCAGCTCGGCGGGGTCGCTCGAAATCGACAGGAAACGCTGGATCGTCAGCGCAATCTTCTCAAGAGCCATGACATGCTGCGCCACGTTCTCCAGATGATAAGTCGCCACCTTCTTGGGGGTAACATATGTGAGACGCGCATCGAGATTACTGCCCCGGGCAGCGACATAGAGAGCAACCTGCCGCGCGTGGCTGGTGGAGATCTTCGAGGGAAGTGCGTGCGTAGTCTTGATGTCTGTGAGGATGCCATGATTTTCCCACTCTAAGTCATAAAAGCCGATCATCGGCACCAAGAGGCCATCGATCTTGTACTCGATTTTCCCCTGCGTCGAGGTGGGCTTGCCGTAGGGCCGAAGCTCAGACAGGCCCATCTTGACCATTTCGCCGAGGGCGTTGCTCTCCTTCTCGACGCGGCTGTCGCCGGACAGGGCCGTCGCGGCGTCGAAGCTCTTGCGGGCGACCGCGATGCAGGTGGCGTCGTCGGACCCATTCAGCAGGCCCTCGACAATCCCCGCCTCGACGGCGGTGCCACGGTGCGCCGCTGCGCCGACGGGCGACCGCTTCTTCATGCACTTTTCGAGCACGAACATGGCGGGGCTGTTGGTGAACAGATTGCAGGCGGACGGTGACAGGTGGTGGAGGTCGTGGACCTCGAACGGGTTTTTCATAATGCCCCTCAATTTCGAACGTGTGTAAGGGTAGGCTGATTTGGTTTTTGCCGTCAAGAGACATTTTGTCTTTTCCCCACGGTTGACTTCGAGGACAAAATGTCCCAGCCTGCGCAAATCACTTGGGGGCAGTCATGGCTGTAGTCGTCGCTTCGGTGTTGTGCTGGATTGCAATCATGGTCGCCTCCACGATTGGGGCCGTCTGGGCCGTAGACCTGATCGAGGCCGCCTACTATTTTTTTTGGGAGGTACACGATGAAGAAGACTGACTACGAGTGGGACTTGATCCTGCGGGCGGCCGAGAGCCTCGGCGTCAGCAGGCAGGCCCGGGCGAAGTGGAGGCAGCGCCAGAGCGTGCCGCACCGGTGGCGCCCCAGCATCGTCACCGTCACCTGCGGCGTGATTAACTGGGCTCACTTCACTGCATTGGATGAGAGGAAGGCCGCGTGATTTACATTGGCATCGACCCGGGCCTGAGCGGGGCCATCGCCTTCCTCGACGTCGAGAAGGGCCATCTATCCGTCGTGGACATGCCCATCTTCGAGGTGCAGCGCAACGGCAAAGTAAAGCGTGAGGTCAGCCCCCACGGCGTCGCCGCCGTCTTGTCCCTGTCTCAGAATGTGTCGGCGGTTGTCCTTGAGCGCGTCGGCGCGATGCCCGGTCAGGGCGTCACCAGCGTCTTCAGCTTCGGCCGCAGCGTCGGCGTCATCGAGGGCGTGCTGGCGGCCGAGCACCTCGCCGTCTCCATCGTGACCCCGCAGGCGTGGCAGAAGGCGGCGGGCGTCCGGGGCGGCAAGGACGGCGCCCGGCAGCGCGCCTGCGAACTGTTCCCCAACTACGCGGGCCTGTTCGCCCGCAAGAAAGATGACGGCCGCGCAGACGCCGCCTGCATGGCTTGGTACGCCGCAACACGTTGAGGGGGATGAGATGAAAGATTATCGTATTGAGATCAAAGTTAGGAACAACCTTCTCCTCAGCAGGATTGAGGCCTGCGGGTATGATAGCGTGTTGGATTTCTCTCAGAAAACCGGCGTCCCCTACGGAACTCTGGCGAGATATTGCTCGCTAAAGGGGGCTCCTATTGGCGTCGATGGTTTTTACAAAAGGTATGTCGCGCAGATCGTAGATGCTTTGCATTGCTCTGTTGAAGACATTTTTCCGGCTGCTCACTTGCGTATTCCAATGCGTAAAACAAAGGCGACGCTTCTGGGCGATGCCATTGATGTTCAGCAGATTTCTCATTCACTCCGCAGCTTGGCGGCTTCTCCTGAAAACGCTTTCCTTGCAAAGGAGATCAGCAGCGCCCTTAACAATGCTGTTGACGACCTTACGGAACGCGAGAGGGACATAATCATCAAGCGGTTTGGCCTTAATGGCGAGGCCGAGCATACGCTTGAGGATATTGCCGCCTCACACAAATGCACCAGAGAGAACATCCGCAAAATTGAGGCTGACGCCCTTCGGAAGCTCAGGCATCCGGCGCGCACGAAGAACCTTCGTGGCTACCTTGAGGAAATCGGTGAAATGGACCTCACGCAAAATTCAATGAAGATCTAAACGAAATTTGAGACAGAGATGAAAATGACCGCTATGCAATCCTTTGACCCAGACTTCGCGGAGCCCTCAGAGTGGGCTCGCATGTACCGCAGCGTCGGGATGCAGGTTGTCCCGGCCATGAGCCACCGGGAGAATAAGACCCAGTGGAAGAGGCCCGCCCTGCCCAAGTGGCGGGCGCTGGAGCACGAACTCGCGCCCGACCTGACCTTCGAGCGTTGGTACGGGGAGAACGGTGAGCACGCCCGCCGCAACAACATGGGCCTGATCGCGGGCGCCTGCTCGGGCGGGATCTTCGTCGTGGACCTCGACCTGCACAAGGACGTCCGGGCGCAGGCGTGGTGGGACGATATGTTCCACATGAAACAATCCGCCGGTGAGCTGGAAACGGTCGAGCAGGAGACTGGCGGCGGGGGCGTGCAGCTCTTCTTCAGGGCGCCAGCGGGCTGGACCCCTCCCACCTGCAAGACCAGCATCGGCGTGGACATCCGGGGCCAAGGCGGCTTCGCGATGATGCCCCCGTCCATGCACCAGAGCGGCCAGCCCTACCGGTGGAAGCCCGGCAAGGAGCCGTGGGAAATAGAGTTCGCCGAGGCGCCGCGCTGGCTGTGCGACCAAATTATGCAACTTTCAGTCCAGCACGGGGGCGGATCTGGCGTAAACCCTGTAACAGGGGAGCG